TGTTGGGTATCGTCATCCAAGCTAAGCTCAAGAGGCTTATCCAGATCAACACTGTCTACCTTGAACACCAACGTATCATCAAACCCCAGCTTACTCGCCATTGTTCGTCACCTCTCCTTCAATAACTCGCGGGAGAAGCTCGGGCATGTAAGCCTGTAGTCGCTTGACCAACTCTTCCTTCGTGATCTCGGTGTTGACCGAGAGCTGTTTTGTATTCTGGTCAACACGATCGGCCCAGTCGTATAGATGACTCATCCGCGCTTTGTAAAGGGCAGTGTTGAAATCCTTATCCTTAAGATTCATCCGACCTTGCCGAATGTTCCACGCTTCCGCTATATCATTACCGCGCTCAACGAGTTCTCGGAACTGCGGGTTAGTTTGACACAGCTGGGCGAACTGGCGCTTGGTCATCTCTAAGTGTTCCGCCACCTCTACGTTTGTGTAGCCTTCTTTGTACAGAGCGATAATCTCGCCGGCCGTAAACTCCTTAGCCACGTCTTGATCTCCTTATCCCGAGACGGCCAAAGGCCGGAGGTTGTTAGCCCCCGGCCCCGGCGAATTGTGTCACTCTTCAAATTTTAACCAAAACCCCCTCGAACACAGCCGTATCCGGCGGAGGAGGACTAAACTGCGGACCCGGATTGATAACCCAGTTCGAGATGAACGCCTTGTACGAAATCTTACCCGGCTCAACAACATCCAAATCAATACGCCCCGCGTTCGGTCCCGTCTCGTAACCACGGATCAAATCAAACGGACCCGAGGCCGTAGGCCGAAGGAGAGTAAAATTACCCGTTCCACGGGGGCTCACACCCACAAGCCAAATTTGATTACCCTTGTTATCGTAGGTATAAATCTGGATGCTTTGCGTCTCTTCCGAGTGATTGATAATGCAACAACCCCACCCAGATTTTTCTGGGTTGTACCATGCGCCGCTCAAATCAAGAACGGAATCTACCTTCTTCTTTGCCATGATGACTACAAACTCCTTCGTTATTAAGGGTTAGTGGGGTCGAGCTTTAAGGTGCTTTAGTTGACCGAACATTTGCTCAAGATGGGCGACCAACAGATACGGACCACCTCCTTGTGAAATTACAGCCTTCTACTAATCAGCCTTCTTGACCATAAACCAAATACCAACAAGGCTAACAATAACGAACAAAAGTGTAAGCCATTCGGATAGATGAGCGATAGGGCTCAATCCCTCCTTTACGACTTCGAGCTGTGTCGCTTGTGCGAGTCCGACACCGGAGGTGGTGATAGCTGCTCCGGTTTTACGGTCGGTTTGTGGGTCGGGTACGGCATCGGGAACCACGTTGGATGTGGGCTCGGAAGACTTGTGCGGCTTCGATTCTTCGGCATCAAACCTCTCATCCTTTGTGTAGGTGGTTCCGGTAAGGAACATACCAGCCTCTTCCTTACGTCGGTTAACCAACCCTTGAACTACCTTACCTCCTGCCCGGTTCCACCGGGGGAACTCAGCATAAGCCCCCGTGAAATCAGATTGGTTCAACTTACGGAGAAGGGTAGAACGAGCGAAAGCTCCGGGGCCAATGTTATAGCAAAGAGACACAACAGCATCCCACTGGGGTTGGCTAAGAGGAACTTTGATAAGCTGACGACAAGAGATTTCATCTTGAGCTACGTGCTGGATAAGAAGCTGCTCAGCGAACTCTCGGGTAATGGTGTTACCCTCGAAAGCGTGACGAGGGTCAGTATTTCCATAACCAATAGTCCACACACCCACGAGGTCTTTGTAGGCTTTAGCAGAGAATCCCTCCCAGCGCTTAATCACGGCTAGGCCGTTCTCAGAGATTCTTCGATCTCGATTTGGGTTAGTGGTCATCTATTGACCTCCGTTGTGTTTACTTTATACATCATATATCGTCCCACTCAGTCGAACCGGAAGGCAAGTAAGCGAGACCAGAGCCACGGATGAATGCGCGTCCACCACCGCTAGACTGATCTATAGAAACGGCTGGATACCACTCAGTCCCCGTGCCGAAAGTGTTGTATACCGAGGCGGTAGACCGGGTATAGACGAGAGTCCCGTTTCGATAGAAACGGATATTGCCGCTAGCAAAATCTACGTCAATTGTCATCACGTCCCCGAGAGCAATAGGGTTCCCGTGCGCGACTTGTCCTGTCGCTACATTTCCAGACCACCGCACCGTCTGTCCGCTGTCGCACCAATATCCTATCGATTCTCTTGATGCTGTAGAGTTTTGTCCTACAAACAGATCGCCGTTGTATATATTCACGGCCCCTGTTAGCACCTCCTCATTCGCCACACCAAAAAAGTACGATCTGTCGTCAACAGTTTCAGGTATTACCTCGAATGCCCACCGACCAGACGTTTTTCCTGTGGTCCCGAGTATCGTATAAAAACCGTCAGACCCGCCGACTGTTCTTTCTACGCGCGAGTCAGAGTCCGTAAAAAACAGAAAAGAAGTCGGGCTTCTTGCTTTCAAAGGGTCCCAAGCCAAACCCGGAACCGGCACAGCAAACCTATACGGATCGAGAATAAAACTCACGTACGCCTCCCAATCAACCAAACCTTCAACCCACGAGCACCAGTAGTTCCAATCTGGTCTACATCCACAGTGATCTGTGCGTCATCGGCAAGCGATGTGTCGGAGATCACAGGGGCTGTGGCAGCCGTTGTGCTGGTCAGCTCGGTATTGTCAATGGTCAACTTTGTGCTAAGGATCGATGTACCCGCCTCGTTGATGTCAACCGTAAAGATTGATCCACTAGGCTGGGCTGTACTCAACGAAGCTCGGACACCCGTGAGGGTAAACGCGTAGGGCATACGGAAAGTCACCTTAGCCGTCCCGGCTGTGATGTCCGTAGTCTCATCAGAGCAAGCAACACCGATAGCTTCGATGGGTTTGGAGTCTACGTTACCGGAACCCACGAGGGACTGGTTGTCAACAGTACGGATGTTCGTACCGGACGCAAGGGTGTCTTGCTTAGAGCTTGGGCTGAAATTACCCGCGTGCCACATCCCGTTCCCGTTGAACTCAGGGGCAGTTGACCCACTGGTAAACGTGAACGTGGTGATGTCATTACCAGCGTCACCGACAGCTTCAAGAGTCCAACTAGTCTGGTTAGACCCGGTACGACCCATCTCCAAACGGGCATAGGAGCCCGTGTCAGTGGGGTGGTCATACTGGACACTCAACTCATCGAAGCCAACGATAGAGCGAGCACCGACTCCCGTTGCAGGGCCAATACGTACCGCACTTGGAAGCGTGAGAGTAGTACCATCCCACACTGTACCAAGCACACCCCCGAAGCTCGTTCCATTGCGGAACTGGAGCTGAGTCCCGGTTCCACCGGGTGTACCACCACCTCCGGTGGGGGCTTCATTTACCCACCGACTCGTTCCCGAGTCCCAAGTGAGCACATCACCGTCAGCGACGGTGGTAATAACTACATCCCCAATGTCGTCTAGGTTTCCGATGGGAAGTGTGGGAAGGGGTACGTTCTCCCAAACCATCAAGGATGAGTTGTACTGCAAGATGTCTTCATCATCTGGGTTGGAGATCAACACATCGCTGATCTCTCCCAGTTCAGTCTCTTGGAGGATACCCTTGAAGAGATTACGGAGGGCCACTTCCTCGTTTACGGGAAAGGGGAACAGCTTAGATTTCTTAATATCGGACAAGCTGGTAGCCCTCCTTGGCTAGATTGGACTCGCTTAGAGCGTGGGTGCGGCGTAGTTCGTGTCGGTCACACCGGCGTCAGCGTTGAGCTTCAAGCGCAGGGTATTCCCCCAAGTAACAAGGGACTCAATATTCGCCTCGATCTTGGCAAAGGCATCAGCCAGTTCCTTGGCCTTCTCGGAATCACCTTGGCTGAAGAAATCACGGGGTTTCAGGTTTGCTGCGGGCATTGGGTGTTACCTCCGTTACGGTTGGTTGGAGTCGCGATTGTAACGATGTTCAGCGGTTGTGTCAAGAGAGAGAGAGAGAGAGAGCGAAGCGAACGCTAAGAGAGTAGCTTCTCCGCTTGTTCCTTGATCTCATCGGTAAACGGGAAGTCAAACCCAGAAGCCCCCTCCCAATCTCGGAAGTAGTCGAGGTGGTACGGAACCTTCTCGGATTCCTTGGGGTGCTCCGTCTGGAGCTTGACCAACTCTCGGGACCACATGTCAAACATGTAATCGGGAACCACGGACTCGTACATCCGGTAGTACAGGTACGAGTGGACGGCGATGTTACGGCGAAGCTCAGCGATACGATCAATTACGTTTTTCACAGTTTAAACCTCTTGGGCCAAGTAATCTTGGCGTTCTTTGCCATCTCGTGTGTGAACCAGAACAACTCTTGGGGTGTGATCTCCCCGGCTTTGATCCGGTCTCGGTCCTTTGCGTAGATTTCTTGGAGGTAGGCTTGAACCTCATCCCACGTCATGTCCTCGATCTTTTTCACCAAGACCTCCCGTCGTCCTTCGGACTCCTTTCGTTCGCCTACGGCTCTCTGTAAGCCTCTCTACGGCCTTCCGGCCCCTTACCCGCACCCTCGGCCTTAGCCACCGGCTAGGTCGGGCTTAGAGAGGCTCTCAGAGCGGTTACCGTGGATGTATCGGTAGTACCTCTCGTACTTGTTGGCAAAAGCGGATGCCAACTCCCATTGCTCGGGGGTCAGATCAACAACCTCGTCAAGAACAACCCACAAATCAGCAAGAATCTCCGGAGACTTCCTAGGATCGCTCAGGAGATGATCGTACATGCTAGCCGCTACCTCGCCCTTACTCTGCATCTGGGATCGCCTCAGAATCGTTCCTAGGCGCCTTAGCGTTGATGTTGTTGTGGAGGGCATCCAGTGTGTATCGTGGAGAGGTCAAGTACGCTTTCAGATCAGCGTACCATTTTTCCTTCTGGGCTTTGCGTACTTTCTCAAGTTCTTGCTGAACCTCGTACCGATTCCTCGATTCGACGCTGAGACGGCGGATCAGCTCGGAGAGTTGTTCGTTGGTAAGCTGGGTGTAGTCGTTGGTGTCGGGGGTCACTTGGGTTGCTCCTCGGTAAAGTGGGTACGACGCCACAAGAGTATACTTATCCGACGCAAGAGTGTCTAGTATCCTTCAAACCGTCGGTTTAGTTGTTATTAAGCTATAGATGTATTCTATCTAGGGTTAGTTATTCTTGATAGATTGAGTAGTTACTTTCTAGGGTTAGTTATACTTAGTAGGTTTGTAGGTATATATCTACGGTAGTAGATAACTTAGTAGTTATGGTAGTTATGTAATGTATAGTATATATTATATAATATATATTATATATAAGA